GCTCCATGTCCCCAAGGATGCAATAATCATCATCATCAATACCTTGTTCTACCATTTGAAGAGCCATGTCTTGCAAATCACTTACTGTTGATAAGTAACCATTAATAACATTGCCTCTTTCTTCAATAATTTGTACAACACCTTTCATTGCAATAGGCGCGCCTGCTAAAGCTGCTGGAGAACCCGGCTTAACTTCTCTTCCAAAAAATTGAGTTAACTCAATCATGTTATCAAATAAAGTTAATGTACGCTCGATTTCTGTATTCGTCCAACGTGGCCCATCTGGAGTTTCAAACCAAATATCGTTAGCCATATCGCTTTCCGCTTCATCATATCTCCACTTAATAATTTGAGATTGATTCTCGTAGAATTCTGGATTCCAAGTGTTACCCTGTTCAAAAGTACCAGTTCCTTTGTTCCAAGAGTTTGAAAAGTCAATTGTAATATCAACTAAACTTCCTGTAAATCCAAACACACCAAGCTCCGTGTTTTTAGCTACAAATACTGTTGGAGTAGTAATTGCAGAAACATAGCCAATACCTTGTTTTACGCCATCAGAAATAAGAACCTGCATATTTACTTGTGCATTGTGAGGCGTTGCGCAAGTAAACGTAGCTGTTCCGGCCACGTCTGTAAAAGAAGCGTCGTCAACTCTGTTGTGTAATCTGTTCATTTCAGCATGCTTAACCTGGTCAGAAGCGTAATCCCCTTCCATTCCAAGCAAAGCCATCATTCCTGAAATCTTTCCTCTACCATTTGCGTAGTGAAGTTCTGCGATAACCTCTGGCTTATACTTTAAAGTGTAGTCATAGATTGTTTGAAAAGAGTAAGAATCTCTTCGTACTCCGGCAGGTCGAGTAATAACTGCGAGACCTGATGCGTTGTTTTCTAGTATTTCAGCCATTTTGTTTTTTTATTTAACGGTTATAAATTTCTTTAAAAGTTACTATTTTTCCACTGGTTCCGTTTTTGTGAAGTGGCGCATTAGGATTAAAATTAAAATTCCCTTGCTCCTTCATTAACTCCTCTGTTCTTTGAGCCAAAGCCTTGTGAACAATAGAAGCTATTGCTTTTTCCCTTTTTTGTTGGTCGCTCCAAAACATATCTTCTCCGAATTGTTTGTGGTTAAACCCTTGTTCAGAACTGTAACGTTTTGTCATTGCGCCATCAATATCAGAAACCACGGACACCATACTATGCTTATCCTCTTCTGAATATTCGTAAGCGAAACTTAATTCCTTATTTGTTCCGTTTTCGTCAACAACAATTTTAAAACTAGAAGCAGTAACACTGTTCAAAGCTTCTTTTGCTTTTTCAATTTGTTGTAAACGATTATTCTCCATTGTTTCAAAATCAGCCTTTTTCATAACTGAACCGTTCGGCAACCGATGGTATTCGTTTTGAGTTCCAGGATTCTGATTCGCTGGTTTATTTTCAACTGGCGCGCGAAATTTCTCTTGCTCTGCCTTTTTTGTATCAAGTAACGCTTTTGTGTAAGAAGCTAATTTTACCTTATCAGAAGTACTCATTTCGTCTAGGTCAATACCTAATGAATCTGAAATGTATTCGTCAACTTCTTCGTTTGATAATTTAAGTCCAGTTTCTTGTCGAACTCTTTCACGAGCTAAATCAATCCTTGGCAATTCGTCTAGGTTTGCGTTCAGTGCTTCAAAATCTTTACGTCCGAGATTTGTTTCTTTTTTATAAGCATAGTACCTTTTGTCAATTTCATCCATTTGATCCTCGTAAGGATTAACTTCTTTAATCTCTACAACCGGCTGACGGGATTTTTTAAAATCCTCGATGTTTTCAAACTCAATTCCGTTTTCCCGTAAATATGACGCTGTGATTTCTGCCTGTGTAGGCTGTATAGGTGGGTCAACTTGTATTACTTCTGGCGCAACAATAGGTGTTCCGCTTTCATAAAATAATTGGTTTTCTACCTCTGACGTCACGTCGTTAGTTTTATTTTCCATTTTTTAGTTTTATTACTATTGCAAATATAATAGATTTTATTTATTAAAAACTATTTTGCTATAAATATTATTTATTACAAACCTGTAAAAAATTCATTTTCCATTTCAAAATCAATAGGTTCTGTGTTGTTTTGTCTTTGAGAAATCATTTTAGACTGTTGTGTGCTTTGCTTAGAAACCCTATCATTCTTTTGGTCTTCAAGAAATTCTTGCTTTCCAATAGATGCCATTCCTTCTAATTTTGTCAAATAAACTTCTTGCTCAAACTCACGCTCTTCTTTTGGTAAAGAAATTTGCAATAAAGCCTGTGCTTGTAAAAGCGCCATTTGATTTTCTCTGGACTTGAATATTAAATCAATTTCTATTTTAGCCTTATAGCTTTGTAGTTTTGCTTGTTCGGCTGACTGATTTGACATTGCGTCTGCCTTGCTTTTTTCTTTAAATTGTCTAATTTGAGATTCTTCCCTTTGCTTCATAGTTCTTCGAGAATGGTAATTCAAGTATTGAATAGCTTGTTTTGTATTGATTTTAGCTATTTCTTTTGCCTGAAAAGCAACGCCAACATCAACGGTTTGCGCTTGAATACATAAAGTTAAAGCATCGTTAAAATCCTTTAAATCTTCTGTTGTCGGATTCATTGTAAAGAAAAAACCAAACTCGTGTAAGTGTCTGTCTTTCATTACTTCTAAATGGTCAAGCATATTTTTACCCAAGACGTTTTCGTAAACCTCACGAATTTTACTTGCTTCTTTGTATTTGAAAATAGCGTGAATACGTGTTGAAATTACTTCGCATATTTTTCTTTTAAATTGAACGGAAGTTTCTACGATGTTTGCTGTAACAGTATTACTTGCGAGTTGTGCTAGTTGGTTTACGCCCACTAAAGAATTTGCAGGAATTGAACCATCGCGCGCAGGATTAATACCAGTATTCTCACGAATAAAATTATAGTATTGAGCCCAAATATTTAACAATGCTGTTAATGCTGAACCTTGCTGCATTGCTATTGGACGAACCGCAGCGTTATCTTTTATTCCGTCTTCTCCCATATTGACGCGCTTAGTGAAAATCACACCTTTTGCACTCATAAGTTCCAATGCGGTTTGCCAAACTTCTTGCTTTACACCGCCTTTTGCATCATCTAATTCAGCAAGCATATCTAAATCAATTTGCTTTAAATCAGGCGTAAGTTCTGAAAGCAACTGTTGTATTTTTAACGAAATTTTTTGAAGTTGTCTTGATGGAGCTTCTATATTTCCGGTAAAAGACCTCAATCTGTTTTCGTAAATATCATAGGCCATTGTAACAAACGGAGACATTGCTTTGTTCATTATATCATCGTGCAAGTTTTCACATTCTTGGTAAGAATAAATAAAGTCTGTTGCGATTACGTGATTTCCTTCAAACCAAGTATCAAGTGTTTTAGAAAGCATTCCTACATCTGAACGGTCTGGAGAAATATAATCACTAGAACGTTTGCTTACTTTTATTGATTCGCCTTTTCTAAGGTGCTTTTTAAATTTAATTACTTTAGAGGTTTTGTAAGCAAATCGAAGTATATTGATTTTATAATCAATCAACTGATCCATATCAATAGTGTCGTAGTTTACTGTTAAAGTACCTTTATTGTAAGTAGCATAAGCTTTGGAAATTTCTCTTAACTGCAAGTCAGTAAAATTACTTTCACGACGTAAATCTGATAACGTAATTGTTTCAACAAGTCCTTCGTAGTACTTATCGGAAAAGTCATTTTTAGTAACTTGGCTATGAATATAATTTTCACAATCAGCGTAAGCAACCTTTACCCCATCGTTTTTATCAGTATAAATCCGCGCCACAATTAATCCAACATCAACAATGTCTTTGTCGTACTGTGCTGACAATACATTCCAATCGTTGGAATTCAAAACGTAGTCAATTAAAATCTCTTCCCCGATTTCAACTTTAGGGCGGTCTTTTATTTGCATAAACATTTCCATTTCCTCGTCGTCTTCCGGAATGAAAGTTTGTGGCGTTAAATCAATTCCAAGTTTTTCTTTTGCTGCAGCAATCATTTCCTTGTTTTTCATGTATTTTAAAAAGAAGTCTTTTTTCTTCTCTTTACTCAATACAGAAAGTTTATCTGTGGCTCTTACGTCAAGCTTATAGTTTTTATCAGAAAGTCCGTTAGATACAATCCGTGCAAATTTTTCAGCCCAATTTATAAGCGTCCAATCTATGTTGACAAAATCAAGTCCGTTGTCTCCTTTGTCGGCCTTGTAGTAGTCAACACTATCTTCTCCTCGAATGAATAGCCTTTTGTTTCTAACGTAATCTCTGCGATTCGCAAATGGAGTTCCTGCAACTGCAAAACTACCGTTAAACCAGTCGTCTCCAATCATTTTACCAATAGATAATCCATATACGTTTGTTTTCTTTTCTTCAAACGTTGCTAACGGATCTGGTTTTCTTCCTTGTTTTGTAGTGTCCATAATTTATCTTGCTTTTGAAACTTGTCCTGTGTTATCGTATCTTTTAAAAGGTATTCTTCTTGGTTTGTCATCCACTAAAACCGCCTTTTCTCTTTTTTGATTTCCTAATATAGAAAGTGATGAACTAATATAAGCATCGTATTTAGTTCGTTTATCTGGGTCAACTTCTTTCCACTGTATAAGTGTTCTATTAAATGGCATTTCTCCCATACTTCCAATTGGTCTATTTGAAGCGTCTCTTGCTACTCCTACATGGTCAACTATATAAGCTTCAATTGCGTAAAATTGTTGAAGTCCTATTTTGCTATCTTGCGGTGGCACGCCTCCGAACTCTTTTTCTGTATCGCTTAAATCTTTCCATAACTTAAAAGGATTGTTAAGTATAAAATGTCTGTATTTTCTATCTACCAAAAATTGTGAAAACTTTTCGGAAGATAATTCAGGTAGTATTGGCATAGATAAATAAACCATAGACATTATGACGTCTTCGTAAAATAATTCAACTTTTGGCGGCCTATCAATATATTCCAAAATAAACGCATTATTAGGAAACGGACCGGTATTGTATTTAGTACTAAAAGCAATTGTTCCATTTGAACCACGTCCGTCAACTGTTTTACTTCTGTTATAAGGGTCAACTCCTCCGGCTCCTATATGTTCGTTTGCTGGTGCATACGCTAAAACACCGTGTATCATTTTCATTTCTTTCTTGTTCCGGTATTCGATCGGTGGGTGGCAATCTTTTCTCATGTAAAACCTACCTTTTTCAAGGTCTGCTCTCCAAATAACTTCTGTATCTTGAATTCCATCTTTCCAATGAAAGTTACCTCTTTCAATTAAGTTGTTTCCATATTCGTTGTCATCTAATTCAAACTCGTTGTGGTTTATTTGCTCCAACAACCTCATTAAATCAAAATCACATTCGTCTGCCGATTCTCTAAAAGCATCTCGAATAGTATCAGGAAACTGACGAAGATGTTCGTTATATTTTGCAGGGTCGTCTTTTAATCCTTCTAATTCGGCTTTTAGATAATTTATAGAACCGTTTTTTACTTGATGCTTTGAACCTATATAATCTCCTGAATCTGTTTTTATTGAAACCCCTGGTACTGGGTCGTCAACAATACTAAATCCATATTCATCATAAAATCCTTCAAGTCCGTA